TCAACAAATCAGGACTGTCTTTACTTCCATCCCTGATAGAAATATTGACATGATCTTGGCGGCAAAAAGCCGGGCCGAAGCTCATTCACTTTTAACAACCGCCATGTATGAGGCATTAGAAGCAATTACAACACGTGAATTTAATTTCATTCCGCCTCAACAATGATCTTTGATTTAGTAAAAGGTTTTATTGATGGTCTTCGACCTGAACCCCGCTTAACTGTTACCCAGTGGGCTAATACTCACAGGATGTTAGACAGTAAGGCAGCAGCAGAGCCGGGACATTATCGCAGTTCGCGAACTCCTTACCTGGAAGAGGTAATGGATAATTTAAGCGTCACAAATATTATTCGTAAGGTTATAGTAATGAAGGGCGCACAGGTTGGCTTTTCTGAAGTGGGCTTTAATTTCATTGGCTACTCTATCGACGTTGCACCCGGTCCTTTTCTGTTGGTAATGCCAACAGTAGACACAATGGAACGAAATTCTAAGATGCGCATTGCTCCAATGATAGAAGCAACGCCAAGACTTCGCGAAAAAATTTCGCCCAACACAAAAAAGAATAGCGGGAATACGATCTTACAAAAAGAATATCCGGGCGGCGTTTTAATCATGAGTGGTGCAAATGCCGGTGCCGGTTTACGTTCAATGCCTATTCGCTTCCTGATGCTTGATGAAGTGGACGGCTATCCGATGGATGTTGAGGGCGAAGGTTCGCCGATTGGTCTTGCTGAACAGCGTACCGCAACATTTCCAAACAAAAAGATATTTGAAATTTCAACGCCTACCATTGAGGGACTAAGCATTATCGAAGCTGACTTTTTAACAACAGATCAGCGCTATTACTTTGTCCCCTGTCCTTTTTGTGGTTGCGCTCAAACGCTTAAGTTTTCGCAGTTAAAATGGGAGCCTACAAAATGGGAAGATGTTCACTACGAATGCGAGCACTGCAACGAGCCAATAAAAGAAAGATTTAAAACGGGGATGCTTGCAGGTGGTAAATGGGTTGCAACCGCGCCGCAAAATGCAAACATGTACACTGTTGGTTACCATCTTAACGCGTTATACAGCCCTTTTGGCTGGAAGTCATGGGCGGAGATAGCCGAGCAATGGGAAAAGGCAAAGGGTGACGATTCAAAGCTAAAAACATTCACCAATACTGTTTTAGGGGAAACCTGGAAGGAAAAGACAGATGCGCCGGAATGGGAAAGGCTTTTTGAAAGGGCTGTTGATTATGTTGTAAATAAACCGTTCAAGGAAGTTGTATTTATAACGGCTGGTGTAGACGTACAGGGTGACCGTATAGAAGTTGAAATAGTTGGCTGGATGTCGGGCAGGAAAACACAGCAGATTGATTACCGTGTTTTACTAGGAGATACTTCCAACGCTAAAAAAGAGGTATGGCAGGCGCTTAATAAAATTGTTTCTGAAGTATGGGAACGCGAAGACGGTGTGTTACTACCGCTTCGTTTGATGGCAATTGATAGCGGTTATAATTCTGCAGAAGTATACAAATGGTCCAAACAGCACACATTTTCCCGTGTCATCCCTATTAAGGGTTCCGACACATTAGACAATTACTTTTCGCCACCCAGGGCATTAGATATTGTGAAGCAGGGTAAAAAGATTGGCAAACAAAAAGTTTGGCAGGTTGGTTCCTCTTTTATCAAATCGGAAGTCTACAATAGTCTAAGGCAAAGTATAGACCCTGAAACAGGCAATGTGCCTGATGGATATTGTTACTTCCCCAAACGTGACGCCCATTACTTCCGGGGCATTACCGCTGAAGTACAGCAGGACAAAAGGAACAACAAAGGTTATATACAAAGGTTATGGATTAAGAAGTATGATCGAAACGAGCCATTGGATTGCCGTATATATGCCCGCGCTGCAGCTTCGGTGATTGGTATGGATAGATGGAACGAAACACGCTGGCAGCAGGAACAAGAATTGATCGGAGCGCAAGCACCTAAAATACAAACCCCCAAGCAGCCAAAGCCTGCAAGTGAAAAAACAAAATCTACTACAAAATCCAAGTCTGGTTACTGGAACCGAAACCGTTAAGCATGGCCACCATTACTTACCAATTGCTTCAAAAGCCAATTGAAGAAAGAATTATAGATGCCGCGTGTATCTATTGGAATGTTGAGCGCTCATACTTCAGCGCAGCCTATCCTGATAACATTGCTTCAGAACGTAAAGCAATCGTTTATTACCTGATTAAAACAAACACAGATTATTCGCTTACCTACATAGCGTCGTTGTTTGGATTTAAGGCGCATGGTGCCGTAGCAAGGATAATAGATAACATTGAAAGCAAAATGCTTAGGATGAAACAGACATGCAACGACATTAATCAAATCCGGCACTTAGCGGATAAATTAGACGCGCAGTTTATAACAACATCTGTGATGCTTATCAATAACAAAATAGTGCAAGACTAATGGCAGATTCACCTTACACACTCAAACAATACCAAGCCCTTTGCGCCGCGTACGCACAGGGCGCTTTATCTGTTAAATATGGCGACAAAGAAGTAGAGTATAGATCATTACGCGACATGGAACAAATCATGGAAAAAATGAAAGTTTCATTGGGCCTGGCAACGGCAAACAGAAAAAGATATGCAAGATTTTCAAAAGGATTAGTATGAATATCTTAGATAAAGCAATCGGTTTTTTTAATCCCAAAGCGGGCTTTAATCGTGTTGCAAACCGGGCACGTATGCACGCAATGGATATGCAGATAAGAAGGTATGAAGGGGCTGCTGAGGGCCGCAGGCATGCAAACTGGTTAATGCGTAACAATCCCAGCGTTAACCAGGTTGTACAAAAAGATTTAAAGAAGCTGGTCAGCCGGTCCCGTGAATTGACCATGAATAACCCTTACGCCCGTAAAGCTCCAATACATCAGGCAAACAATATCGTAGGAACTGCTATTATTCCATCCCCGTATATTGTAGATACCGTAAAAGATGGACGTGTTAAGGAAAATTCAAACAAAGAAGAAATTTTAAAAGCTGTTAATGCTGCATGGAAAGAATGGGCCACTGAACTAAATGCAGATCATGACGGTGTGATGAACTTTTATGGCCTGCAATACTTAGCCATAAGAACTATTGTTGTTTCGGGTGAAGTGTTAATGATTCGTAAACTTGTCAAAACAGACGTTAACAAGTACGGGTTTCAACTGTTGCTTTTGGAATGCGATTATATAGACAGTACTAAGCACAACGATTCTGATACTGACGGCGGTTACACTTTCTACGGTATCAAATTCGATAAGAGTAATAAGCGTGCGGGTTACTGGATTTATGATCGCCACCCATCGGACGGGCAAGCAAAAAGCAGCTTTGTAAAGATTGATGATATTATCCACGTGTACGACGTAGAACGTGCCGGGCAAATGCGTGGGGTTCCCTTTGCGGCCTCTACCCTACTTAAGCAACGTGACCTTGACGACTATGAAGACGCTGAACTATTGGGGAAAAAAGCGCAAGCCTGTATGCCCATCTTTGTCACCAAAAATGACGTAACCGGCGATGAAATAGGCGAAAATGAAAAGATTGAAGATTTAGAACCAGGTCAAATTAACTATTTGAACAGTGGCGAAAATGTTACAATGGCTTCAACGCCCGTTAGTGCAGGTTTCGGTGAGTATACCAAAACGCAACATAGAGCGGTTGCCAATGGTTACCTAATGACCTATGAAATGTTTACCGGTGATCTTTCCAATGTAAACTTTTCTTCAGGCCGTATGGGTGCACTTGAATATCAAAAAACGGTGGAGTACCTGCAATACCAAATGTTTATACCGAGGTTTTGCGATGTTGTGTTTGCCTGGTTCATAGATGCCGCACGCATCGCCGTTGGCATTGATAAAGACGTAAAAATAAAAGCCAATTGGACAGCCCCACGCCGTGCTATGCTTGACCCAGTAAAGGAAACAACAGCCAATCAAATGGCAGTGCGTTCCGGCTTCACCTCCTGGCAAAATATTGTGCGCGAAAACGGTTATAATCCTGATGAAATATTAGCCGATCTTATAGCTGCACATACTGCATTTAAAGACGCCGGTTTGATGCCAGAAAGCGACCCTGCACTATCCCCACAAGTTGCAAAGATTGAAGCTGATAATAATACAGCCCAAGAAGGCCAGTAAATACAAAAGCTTAAAGTGTATTGTAAACGGTATAACGTTTGCCTCTGTTAAAGAAGGCAAACGTTATATTGTTTTGTATTACCAGCAGCTTGCCGGTGAAATACATATGCTACGGCTTCAGGTACCTATACCCATAATAATTAACGGCCAAAAAGTCTGCACGTACAAAGCAGATTTTGAATACTATAACAAAGCGGGCAAACGTGTAACAGAAGATGCCAAAGGCATGAAGACCGATGTATATAAGCTAAAGAAAAAAATGCTGAAGGTTGCCCACAATATTGATATTGTAGAAGTATAATTCTTATTAACGACCTGAAAATTTCTCACTATTGATGTTGTCATCCAACCGAATTCGCGACCAAGTAGCTTCTTCATTAAATCGTAAGGCTTTTTCATTATAAGTGAGCATGATTTCAACTCTTGACTCATAAAGATTTAATAAAAATGCTGTTTCCTCCATTAATCGATTCCTCTCCTGCATAAGGATGTCAAATTGATTTTCCATCTGTTAACTTTTTAAAGTATAAAAGGCTTGCAGACAACAAGGGGAGAGAACAAAAAGCGTCGTCCTAACTTCGACACTATTGATTTGTGGTCCAAATCTTTGTAGTTAGCATCTGTAAGGTACGACTATGCCTGAACAAATCAGATTAAATTGTAATCGGTGTTAAATGAACTATTAAGTAGTACTAAGGCCGACGTGTTTCAATCTCGTTTCATCTCTTCTGCTTCACTATCCGATTTTAGACGCTGTGAAGAAAACAGCAAACATTCAAACAGAACAGCAGGAAGGCCGGTTTTATGCCCGCGCTTCCGTTGATGCTGATACAATCGTAGACACCTATTCGGAAAAATCATTTGAAGTTGTATTTGCAACTGAAACACCTGTGTTTCGCCGGTCCTGGGAAGAAAATTTTAATGAAGTTCTTTCTTGCACCGTAGAGAATATGAGAACGGACAGGCTGGAAAATGGCGCTGTACCATTGCTTAACAATCACTATCAATGGGAAGGCGTAAACGGGCAACTAGGCACCGTGGTAAGTTGGAGTGTTGTAAATAAAGAATGCCGGGCTAAAATATTGTTTTCGACCCGCGACGAATTTGCGGGTATATGGAAAGACATTAAAGCAAAGATCATTCGTAGCATTAGTGCAGGGTACAATGTGTTTAAGTACCTCCGGGAAGTTGTTTCGGATAATTCCATACCAAACTACACCGCTGTAGATTGGGAGCCTTTGGAAATTTCTTTAGCTCCTGTTCCTGCAGATTATAGAAGTAAGGTGCGCAATAACGAAGCCAACAAACACAACGTCATTATTGAAACCATAAATAAAAATTCACGTTCAAATATGAAAGTAAATGAAGCAGAGGTTGTAGAAACTACAACCACCCCAGCAGCGGGAAGCGAAACACGCGCCGCTACACCTGTTCAGCAGGCTTCACCTGTTGACGAAGCGCGTGTAAGAAATGAAGCCATACAGGCAGAAAGAAACAGGGCCGCATCTATTCGCACCCGCGCAAACGCTGCAGGTCTGGAAACCTCTGTTGCCGATGACCTTATTAGCCGCGGGCTTACTCTGGACGAAGCAAGCGCAGAAATTTTCAACAAAATGGCAGAAAGAAGCACCACGCCAAACGTTCGCACTGCAAACGCAGCAGCGGTAACCGGTGAAGACGAAAGCATTAAGATTCGCAATGCTATGAGCGATGCTCTTATGCACCGGTCTAAACCTGGTAGTGTTGAGCTAAAAGATCAGGCGCACGATTATAAGTATATGAGCATGTTAGACATGGCCCGTTCTTGCCTCTCTGCTAAAGGTGAAAATGCTGGAAGGTATGCACCAAGTGAAGCCATTAAGCGTGCTATCTCCACAACAGATTACCCGATCTTACTTAACAGCACTGTTGAAAGGGCTATTCGTAGGACTTATGATGCTATGCCGGTTGAATGGAAATCAATCGCACAGCAGACTACAGCAAAAGACTTCAGGGAAAAGACAGGTATTGCAGTTGAGGGAAAAGTAACCTTTGAAGAAATTGCAGAAGGTGGAGAGTATAAAAACTCCTACATGAAAACCGTTGATTCTGCAAAGATTAAGTTGAAAACTTACGGACGTAAAATCACCATCACCAGACAGGCAATTATTAATGATGATTTAGATGTATTCAGCAAATTGCCCGCAGAAATTGCGCGCGGTGCTGCTAACTTTCAGGCTGATGCTGTATGGGGCTTAATCATCAACAACGGCAAAACTCCTGACGGCAAAACAATATTTCATGCCGATCATAGCAACTTGGCTGCAGGTGCGTTAAAGACTGCACCAAGCGAAGCGACTTTATCAGCTATTCGCACTGCAATGTGGCGTCAAAAATCACCAGCCGGAGAGCTAATGCCATTAGCGCCTAAATACTTGATCATTCCTGCTGAACTGCTGACTACATCTGAAAAACTTTTAACCGCAATCATTGCGAATGTAACCGGCGATGTAAACATTTTCGCTAACAAATTCCAGATCATGACAAGCCCACGCCTTGTCAGTTCGACAGAATGGTATATGGCAGCAGATCCCCAATCAACTGAAGGCCTTGTATATGCATACCTGGAAGGAGAAGAAGGCATTTTTGTTGAAAAAGAAATCAGCTTCGACAACGATAGCGTTGTAACCAAAGCGCGTTTGGATTTTGCAGCCGCTGCATGGGATTACAGGGGCTGGTATAAAAACCCCGGCGCTTAATCTGGTCTATCAAACACTATTCAAGTAAACAATT